CTCTTTTGTTGTCTTAGGTGTCTTACTTGATACACGTTTACTAGGACGACAGGCAGGATATCCTCTCTTCTCTCCTTTTTGACGACCACAAGGCTTACCAGTTTTAACATCAACCCAGTTTTCTTTAAACCAGCGTGTTAAACCACCTTTAGCTCTTGGATTAGGTTTACTTTTTCTTCTTTGTGGCACTTTTCTTCTTCCCTACTCTATAAGTTCCACCACGCTTCTTATATTCTCGGACTAACCAAGCATTAGCGTAGGCAGAAGGATACACAGCAAACTTACGTTTAGCTTCAGCTTTTACTCTTGCATATAGTGCTTTATTAACAGGTACATTCACTTCTCTTCTTTCCTCCCTTTTTCTTCTTCTTTTTCTTTTTTGTTGTTGACATTCCGTAGGCCATAAGCAAAAAGGGTATCTTAATATATTCTAAACGAA